GATCATAGTGTCGTCGATCTTGGTTCCGGCCGCCGCAGCCTCAAGTTCAGGCAGCTTGTCATACAGGGCAACAATGTCTTCGACCTTGCGTTCGCCAAGCGGAGCGAAACGGTCCTTGATGACCTTGTGGTCCGTGCGCTCTTTGCGCAGGGCTTCGTTGAGCCGACTGAAATCGGTAAAGCTCTTGATACCTTCCACGCCTTCAATTTCGACACCAAGTTCGAACTTGTCGCCACGCGGAGTGTAAAGGGCGGCGATGTGTTCATCGAGTCCGTCCAGATTTGCCAGGATTGCTTTCAGTGCCATTTTGTTACTCCTCTGCCATGCAGATATTAGTCCGCGTAAGTATCATTACCCCGCTCGGACAACGTAGCTTACTACGGTTTCTTTTCTTGCGCTGGATCTTTAGGATCCGTGGATGATTTATTGTCAGTTGCAGTCAGAGCTGGCGTTGCAGTTGGAACAGCATTTGAGCCTTCGGTCTTTACAAGAGCAGATTCTTCCGCATATTCCATCGTTGTATAACCCTTATCCTTTAATGAGGTATGAATACTGAACATTGACAACGGAGCCCCCATGCTACGAGCAGTCATTAGATAAACCAGTTCTTGTGCATTGGAGGCCGCGTTGGTAAATTCGGTATTCGGAAGGACTTTAACGTTGCGCGGGTCTTCACCAATCCAAATAGCAATCTGACGTAATGCACGTTGCAGACCTTCGCCCGAAGATAAGGCAATTTGGTTCAGGTTAGCAGTTTGAGCAGCTAACCGAGCAATCATTGCATTACCAGATTCGTTTTTCAAACTCTGATTTCCAATCAGTTGCCCGGCTTTGAATTCTGCTCGCTTACGATCGTTTTCAATTGCGTTGCGCTGTTCCGAAAGACCCATGGAGCTAACCCCAATGAACTTTGCGTCACCGCCCAATTCAATATCAAGTCGGCTACCTGCACCAACACGAATTGCATCGTCAGCGCCTGGGAGCGCACTTGGATTACGAATGCCTCCAACAATTGCAAGTGTATCTTGACCTTGCATATGAAGATTTTGACGATAGTCAGCTTCCCCACGATAAATGGTTAAGCAGGTTTCACCTAAGCCAATGAGCGGAGGGTAATCGGGAACCGAAATTAAATCTTTGGAATTCACGAAGATGAACGGGATTGTTTTCATCTTCTGACCGCGAAGCATTGGGGCTTTCATGAGAGTTTCATCGTAATCACTCTCGATAAATAAACCCTGAATGTATTCATCCATGAATTCGTTTTCAGCATCATCATTCAGTTTCAGAACACGATAGCGTTCTTTCCAAACCCACGAAAAACCATCACGAACATAGCAACTTTCGTCAAGAACAACCATATTGAGATTGTTTTCACCAATTTCAGAAGTGCCATCATCCCAATTGGTAATGCTCTCCGCAGAATACATGGAAACAAATGGTTCCGGTTTTGCAGGATCGGGGTCTGCTGGTAAATCCACAAGCAAACCAAGACGCCCGCTAATGAGTTGCTCTTCGTTCATTTTACGTAGGAGCATCAAAAGCGATTCGCCGTTGATAGTGGCTTTGGTACGGAGATACTCCATACGAGGGGGTAATTCGATCTTAGCATCATGCTGGTGAATAAGACCCATTAATGCCTCAACACCTTCCCGAACATAGTCAGGGAAAATTGCCCGATCTTTATAAGCTTTGTAAGCCGACAGGCCAATGTCCCCTGCATTCATACCATCAAGAACCATACCGGACGTAGGCGGCAGATACTCCGTACCACGTTCCTTAACTGCTCGTTGGCCTTTATGAAAGACGCGCATATCGATCCACATTTGGAGGAACATTGCGTATTCAGGATGAACTGTTTTGAGAGACATAATATTTCCTCAGCTTACTTCATTGACCACATTAATTACATACCCTTGGTTCTGCCGCCTCGGGTTCCGGAATCAGTAGATAGTGCTTTGTAACGTACTTCGTCCGCAATGTGGTCTTCCGAATCCGTATCAATATCATCAGGATTGGTTTCGTCACGCGGTGCAATTGGCAGAAGCTCAATAGCCATTATACAAGTGCTGAAAATAAACATCCCAGGCTTTTCACGTGGCAGAGTAACCAGACCATGTATCTCATCTTTACGTGTTTCAGGAATTGCGTCTTTTAAATATTGACGTATTTGTTTCCAACCTGCTGTTCGACTCCCCTTAGCCTTGTCACTTCGTAGCCAAGTTACACCCTTGTACCGTTTGCTCTCAAGTTTAACAGGGCGAGCCATGTCGGCTGCAATAGAGTTGCCGTTTGCAACATCCCAAATGGAATTATCCGCAGGTCCAGCTTGAACTCGATTATGGATTCCGTTCTGCACTTCTCGCTCAACAATCCCTTCGGCAATAGCGCTCGATAACATGCGCAAGCCTTGGTTGGCTTTTCCAGTCCATCCGTACCATTCATCAATTCGGAACAAGTCGCCTTTGACGGTGCTCTTCCATTGTCCGTTTGCAAGCCTAACATCGGAACCGTCGGATTCGGCCCACCAGCCCACTGAGAACGGCCTTGATTCGCCGTGATCGTAGGAACGGTCGATACGCCAGTTTCCTGGGATGTCGAAAGGTTCCACGACATGGATGGATGGTTCCCAAACGTCATCGAACATCCCACCAGCAACAATATCCCAATCACCAAACAGCCAAGCTCTACGACGGTTCGGATCAGTAATAGACTCGAGTTCAGCGACATATTGCGGTGACAGATATTTGTTTTCACGGTAAGATCCAAAGATATGTGTTTGAGTTTTTGTGATGTCCTCGCGCTGTTGAGTACGCGGATTGAAAACGTTGATAACCTTCTTGGTTATTTGTCCAGGCTTACCCGACGAAATAAAACGCTTCTTAACCCAATTATGGCCAACCCCATGAGGATTGGTAGTAATGAATACTTCAAGGGGCATTTCAGGAAGATATCGTTCAGTAGGATCATCGCCGACAAAAAATGGGTAGTCGCTCGGGAGGAAGGATGAACGGTTACAAGACATCATTGATTCGAACAAGTTGCTGTTCGGGTATTTCGTTAATTCGTTCCATCCAATAAAGGGAAACTCCTGACCGTGGTAACTCCAATAGTCAGTGTCTTTCTTTATAGCACGGAAAAGTAACTCTTCGCCTGTAGGCCAAACCCAACGATAATCCGCTTTGCTTGACATAAAGCGAGCACCGTCCTTGAACTCAGGAAACCAGCGCATCGACTTGGAAACCAAGTCGTCCAAATTCTTGTATTCTCTGTCAAAAATAATACCGCGCCAATGCCGACCATAACCTTGACCGACATTTCGACGAAAACGCATAAGCTGAGCATCAGTCTTGCCAGGCCCACGAGTTCCATGAAAAGTGATAATATCAGCCGGACAGGTAAGCGCAAGAGTTTGGGAACCAGGCAACGGCTCCCAAACAACTTTTGTCCCATCCGCCAGAACTCTCAACTTTCAGCCTCGCTCATAAGCTTATCTTGATTGGCAGTAGCTTGCTTCTCCCAATCGTCAATGCTTGCAATACCCGGGACTGCCATTACGCCGCCGCGATGCGTGATGGTCTGTTCCATCTTGGTAGGTGCATCCATACCGAGGATTGTGGCAAGTTTTGCAAGAGCAGCAACTCGAGAGCCATGGCTAGCACCTGCACCACGATAATTCGCTTCCCGAAAGAGCGAAGTAAGTACATTCTGTTTCGTTGAGGCGTCCTGGACCTTATCTTCCCCAATGGCTTTACCATTTTGCGATTGTTCAGCAATTTGCTTGCGGACATACGGCTCACCCATGAATTGAATTGCGTACTGTTGCGCATATTCGTCAAGGAAGCCACAACGAATGCAAGCAGCGGTTGGATCGAAGTCGAAAAGAAACTCTTTCACAAATAAATCTCGGAGTTCCTTATCAGGCGCAGTCAAATCCGGCGCGACTACATCACCGTAATTTGATTTCCAAAAGACTCCGTTTGTCATAATATTCACCTGTGTTTTAAACTACGCTGGAGTATAAAAGACAAAATGCCTTTTTACAAGGCAACGGGACGGGAATAGCATGTAATCATACCCCGCCCCACTATGTAACAGGGGGTACGCTGCACAAACAAAAGCGGGGAAGGTGGTTGTACCCTTACCCCGCAACGGTTGCAGCAAAGATTATAGTTGTGTAATCAACTGCCCGGGGCAATGTGCCTAATGCAGTGAAATTGCACCGCGATACTATCCAAAAGAATATCCTGCAAAGCATGTATTTCAGCGCGAACTTGCTGCTGAGCCGCTTCGCTATTATCCTCCATAAGAAGTGCTTGATATTTAAGAACAGCCGATTGCAGACGCAAATCTGTGGCAATGCGGTTACGGTTTTCAGTTTCAAGGCACTCTTTATAGTTTGTGGTCATAATATCCTCTTTATGCGAAGAATGTGACGTTGAAACCAGTTTGTATATTCTTCAAGCCAGTGTTCAAGGCTTCTTTCAAACTCTGTTTTAATATAAGGATAATCTTGCGGATGAATCTTTCGAATAAAGTAATATTCTAAATGAGGAGCTTGCCAACCTAAAGTTGTTTCTCGATAGGAACCATCAACAGGGTCACGGTTAATATAATGAAGGATTGGGTATTCATGCTCAATGTAGATAACTTCAATAACTTCCATTTCCGGGTAGCGACGTTGATATTCAACAGCATTGTCAAAACAGCGGAAGTTGAAAAGCCCGAGGGTAGGTTCAGGCTTAATCATTTCCATACGGGCGCGAAGGTACTTGTTAATGCGCTTATTAATGCGATCAACGTGACCCATTAAACTCACCGTAAAGCCAATCATCACCTTTAGCATTCGCCAAAAGAATCTCTTCGCAATATTCTTTTGGGATATGCGAAACCACTTCGGTTATGTCAATATTTTGTTCTTTAGAAACCTTCTTGCCGAAGATTCGATTGAAGTTTTCATCAAACAATCGTTTAGATTCCGCGCTCATTGGCTTTGATGTCATTGAGTCGCCTGTGATGTCATTTGTGCTCATTATTCACCCCCATCATTAAGTATCGCCTTAAACTGGTTATACGTCTTTGTTGAACGGACTTCACCAGCGTCAACACGATCACAGAAAAGCTGCATTACTTCACGCATCTTTTTGTTTTCAGCATTAAGCCGCTCAATAAGCTTGGCAAAACTTTCACTTTGTGAAGGTATGCTCATTTGGAAGACCCCGACAATTCTTTAATGCGCGAAGCCAATTCAGGCGAAGCTGCAATAATAATCATATCCTTAAGTTCGGCAATATTAAAGATTTCACCAAACAAGGAGTTGAAGGTATTTTCCATCGGGCCAATTCGTTTCGGCGCAACGATAATGACTTCACCATTATCGATACATTCCATCTTTTTGAAACCTTCCCATTGGGAAATGATACGAAATGTACCAATCAGGCCAAGTTCCGCAGAAAGTTCAAACATTTCAACAGATCGCGCTTTAATTGCCATAATACCCCCATATGACCACATTAATAAACAAAGGATGCTTGCGCACCCTTTCTTAACTCTGATATTATTATAGCAAACCTTTACCAGATTTACTACAAAATCAATATTCCATTGAAATTTTGTTCATTAGACCGCGCAAGGCACGATTCAATTGACTTATCGCAAGGTTCGGGGTTTATACACCCGCAATCCGGTGAACCAAACTCGCGCGAGCAATGTGCATAGTTCACTTCGATTTTCATCTTCATTTTTGAAGAAAAAGACACAGAAGAAGCAGTATCTTCCTCTTGAATAGAGTTTTTTCGTGCTGCAATCATCCGATTTCCGTAATAAACTACCTTTTCAGCGTCATAGATACCGGATTTATCCTGCCCAGGCTTAATTTTTCCAAGGGTACGAGCCGCACACGAGCGCCAAATTGCTTTGAACGCGCATCCTTCCGCAAAAGTCATGCCCAAAGCCTCAATAATGTCTTCGCATTCCGCGGTATATGGGGCAAGTCGCTTCGGATTAGGTACTTCAGCGATGTAATAATTGTTATTTCCGCCAGTTGCGTCTATTTTTTTATGCGACACGGTGGTCTTCCTCTTTTATATATTCAACAGATTGGGTTTCATTTTTAATGATAAGCCTACGATACAAGGCGTCAATTCGATAAAACTCATGAAGCAACGAATCAAGATCAATTCGGGCAATATTACGGTATTCACCGCGACCTTTATGGTGTTGGGAATCAATACGAGCCGCTTCTGCAACTCTGTCAATAACTCGGTGAAATTGGGGCGTAATACAACCATTGAACGCAGCTAACTTTTCACGTTTTTCAATAGCTTCAATAAGACCCAATGTGCAAGGATAGCAGTCACCGGGATTGGTTGTACCAGCAGCTAGACCTAACATTTGGTCATGTACGGGCCCGGCGCAGGAACAACCTCGACGCCATTCACTTATCATTTCAAGGATTTCCATAACATCCTTATCCTTTCGTAACTTCTTCTCGTATTGCATTGATTAATCCAACTGTACAGGACGTACAGTTATGAGGATTGGGAGCGTGACCGTGGGAGCAACCTTTGTCCCATTCCTCGATCATTTGAAGGACAGTTAGTGACTTGCCCTCCCTTGCTCGTTCAGCAAATACAGCGGAGAGTGTTACTAACCGGATTGCCATATAGACTTTCTTGTTGGTAGGTGGCCTGACGAACAGACTGTACCGCTGCCGCAACTGAGTTGAAGTACGATAGCACCTGAAACTATGGTGACGGGCTCAAGGAATTGAACCAAGGACCTTTTTGAACCGATGACGCGCACCCACCACGGAAAGCGCCACTTCGTCAAACTGCTCTACCAACTGAGCTAATACCCGCCATTGTAACATTTACATGGTGCCCGGAATCGGAATCGAACCGATACAACCTTTCGGTCGAGAGATTTTAAGTCTCTTGTGTCTACCTATTTCACCATCCGGGCAATATGTATCGTTCCGAACCCTGCCATCCCGCGAGTATGAGTCGCTGATGTAGTATGTGCGGAGTGGATTGCCCCGCAGAATCATAGATCAGGTATCCCTACCATCACCCAAGGTTCGGAACGATAAATACTTTGTTTTAATGTTTAAGGTGGCGCTGGACACGACTTGAACGTGCAACTCCTCAGGACATGCCCGGAGGCGGGTCTATGCCAATTTCCCAACCAGCGCCATAATTTTTTAAAGAGCGATAAAGCAATATTGAATCTGGACAGGCAAGAGTGGGCGAGAACACCTTTACGCATTCCAGTCGAGTTACCGACTGCATCCCGATCTTTATCCGACCGGGTTACGACTGATTCAAGTATGACCAGCCCATCGTAACCTTCCCGTATCGTGTCGCACCCGGCAGAGATACACGACCTCTGTTATCCGAATACCGGAAGGCAATTCCCTACTCTGCTAACCCTGTTCGCTTGCACCTGCCCAGATCAATATTGCCTTGCTGAGTAGCTAATGTAACGGTAAAGCTAGTTGAGGTCAAGGATGCAATACAGAGACTACTATATTACATCTCTGCACGTGGCCACGCTGCTATTTGCATCCTTGATTGCTGCACGTAACGGTACTTCTTTTTCTCCCGCGCCCCGTTAAGGCCCGACCACCTCCGTCAATGAGAGGTGTAAAGGAATGTCCGCTTGCGAGTATGCAAACCATCACGGCCATACCAGACCAGTTTAAGGCAAGCGGGTGTTCTGAAGGTCATGGGTACAAATCCCATCGTTAGCCAACCCTCAAGGATAAAATATCCTCCTAACCGGCAATGCAGCCACTTATCCTCTGTGGTTAGATTATAAAACAGTCAGGCGAGTACCCAAGGCTCTAACAGTATTCTCTCATTACTCTCAGCTTTAAGAGACCTGACTTTGCTACATGAGCGAGATCCGACTTATGCCTGCAAAACTTAATCTACAGGTTGGTGTCCGACTCATTTGTTACGGGGGCTTCACGGTAACAGTATATTGATGGTCATACCCCGCTGTTACCCGGGAGTCTTGCCTTTATGACCACATTATTATCCTGAATGGCAGTATTAATTATGCGTTCGGCAAGCTGACAAATTTTCTGTTTGGTTCGGTGTCGGGCTTTCGCCGTGTTTGTAGGTTGTACTTTAGCAGGGAGGGTGCTGATATGCAAGTGTCGGTAGTATTAAGATGCACCTTTACACTCGTTAATCACTTGGTAGGAAATCCCGCCAGATTTTTTGGGAATCAGGAATGCTGTATATAACGCGATGGTGAGTTATTAACTTATAGGTTAAGCGTGATAAGTCTATAGCAAGATTTGTACCAGTCTAGTATAGAGGTTATGTCTAGTATTAGTAGAGTAATAGTATATCAAGTAGGGAGATGGATAGGGACTTGAAGGGGATGGTGGGATTTTACGGGATAGGGTGGCCGCCGGCCCCGCTTTGGTGCGTACAGGGGGGTGCTGGGGGTGCCTCTTTATTAGGCGCCTGTTTATTAGGCACCTGTGCATCTACTGTATATGCGTACATACTGTCTATCTATACATACTGTCGAGGCATACATGCTGTCTATATACCCATGCTGTATATATGTGCCTGCTGTATGTATGCCCATGCCTGTATGCCTGCACAGTATGTCTGCCTATACAGTGCTGTACGCCTACACAGGCCTGTCTGTATATACAGTGCGCACATGGTCTAGTTGTTGCTTATGTATCTGCCTATTATATAGGCGCCTGTTATATAGGCACTATGCCTGGTCTATCTATTGCTTATGCCTATGCCTATATATGAGGCGCCTATTATCTAGGCGATGTACATGGTCTGCTTATTGCTTGCCTACATGCCTACTATGTAGGCGCCTGTTTAGTAGGCATACACATGGTCTAGTTATTGCTTATATTAAATAAATGACTTATCCACAGGGTATAGGTCTGCTTGTTGCTATAGCAAATACTAGACCATACCTCTATACCCCTACAACGCACGGCAGCGCGCTATACGCTGTTTAAATCGTTACCCTCACCTCTGCATAGGGTAACGCACTAGCGCTTAACCTTGCGACTTATGCACATTTTAATCCACAGGTACGCACTTATCCCCAGACTTATGCACATTTAAGCGCTTAAATAATACATCTAGCTGAGTTATGAACAATTCTATCCACAACTGTATAAATACGCCGTTGTGCATAACTTATCTGCTTAATAAATAGGCTATATACAATAACTCTAATGGTCTAGTTATTGCTACGTGTGCGCGTGCGCATGTGTTGTTATTTGCTGCGCAGGGTAGTTCTGCTATTTAAAGTCTGTTACAAACTGTTACAAATATGTTTGTTAAAACGCTTTACAGACGTAAATTAAAGCGTATAATTCTATTCATGGGTTGCGGTTACAAGGTTAGCGCCCTGGGAGCTGCCCGATTTGTAGGCGCCCAATTTTTAAGCAAAGGGGTTTATTATGCTACCAGTATATGAGGTTGTAGAGTTAGAGGTTGTAGAGGTTTATTATGCGGAGGTGTTGTAATGTGCGCGCCCAGCTTGCAAACTGTTATTAATACCTTTAAAGATATAAACACAATTTTAGCTACCGACCCGGATGCGGGGGGCGTAGATTTAAAAGCTTGCAATTTGGAGTATTACCAAGACCAAATTGATGCTATGGTGCAAGATTACGGTTTGCCTAAAAAAGTGGCGGACGAGTTTTTAAGCTGGTTAGCTGTACAGGTTTAAACTAGATTGCGCTTGCAAAAGCACCTTAAAAAAACGGGTGCTTTAACAAGTCCAATTTGGACTTAACTTAGGAGCACTAAAATGGACGCACAAAAAGCTTTCGATTTGCTGGTAATAAGCATGTTGGACACCGACGTTATTAACAGCATAGAAAAACAAATGGATTATTTTTCGGAATTTGGAACTACCGAGCATTTGGTAGTGGTGCAAATGCTTATAAAAGCATTGGAAAATATGCATGGTAACGAATGCTATGCAAAGTATAAAGAAACAGGAATTGTCCCAAGTGCGCAATAAGCAACTTTAAAAAACTGGTACTTTTGGAGGTGTAAAATGTATGATTATGACGTATGGTACAAAGGTCGCGTAATTGCAAACGTGCAAGCGGAAACCTTGCGTAAAGCAACTAATCTTGCGCGTAAAATTTACGGCCCTGATGTAACTGTAACAAAGGTTTAAGTTATAACAGCGCTTCTAATTTTATAGCTAAAAGCTGACCCTAAAAATGGGTAGCTTTTGTCTAGCAAATTCAGCTGGACGTGTCAGTTCGTTTAACTGATAATTATTACTCGCAGTTCAATTCAACTTCACTTGGAGTTTATTATGCTT